CATATTCTCCGCTAGGAAACACACTTCCAAAATCAACCACATTATTTGTTTGAGATTGTTCTGTTAGATAATGATTTTTAGTTGCATTTTCATGTAGTCTGAGTATACGATTTTTTTCATCGTTTGTTATTTTCCAAGTTTGACTAATCATTTTTTTTTAATATAAATAGTAAGAATAATAAAAAAGGGTCCCAAAAGGGACCCTTTATATTTTGGTTCAGACCATATTATCTCAACTCTCTCAAATCGAATGTTCTTACACCATCAACTGTAATACGTCCGTAGAAGCGATTGTTCACCATTTTTTTCGCGTATCTAGTCATGATACCCTTGATTGGTGTAAAGTTAAACGGATTGTACATTGTTGGAGTTAATTGTAGAGGTACATATGGTGCGTAGATGTAACCAGTGTCAAGTAGAGACGTTCCTTTGTGACCAAGAAGAACTTGGTTAGCTGGGAAGTAAGGGTCTCTGTAAACCTGATAACGTCCTGCAAGTGTACCCACTCTTTCAATACCCATGTTGTACTGGTCTTGGTCAGGAGCTGCGTTAGAAACGTGGAAATACTCCAAATCATCAAAAATCGCAGAAATTTCAGAAGAAACTACAATCCAGTTAGCACCACCTCTTAGAGTAGACTTATGGATTTGTGCTGAAATTTGGTTGATTGCTGTGATAAGAGTTTGGTTCCAGTCTTTCTGAGTGTAAGGAACAGCGTTTGCTCCTAGTCTCTTCCAACCGTTGTAATCCCATCTCAAATTCCAAGCCGCACCTTTTCTAAGGTCTCTAAGAATTTCTCTATCGATTTCTGCTGCAACTTGCTCAGACAATAATGCTGTTAATTCAGCTTCAGCATCAATGTTGTGGAAAGCCGCAACGTCTTGTGCCATTTCAGGAGACCACTGAGCTCTCAACTTTCTTTCAGTAACAGAAACTGTTACAGACTGAAGGTCAAAAGAAACCTCACCAATCTTATCTTCGAATTCCAAGTTCTTGTAGATTCTATAAACAGGAACAAACGCTTGATTGTTTGCAACTGTAGATGAGAAAGTAGAACCAGAATATCCATCAAGTGAATTTTGTCCAACTTCACATGGTACTTGTAAATCAACTTCTAAATAGATATTACCATTTACGTCACAAAGGTTGTCATATTGACCACCACCTGTTTTAGAGTTAGGGAATACTAAATTAGCGTTGTTATTTCCGTACTGAACAATACCTTTACCATATCTCTGAGTAACAACTCTAAATAGATAAGGATTTGCAGTATTTGCAGATGTGAATTCGTTAAGAGATGAACCATAGATAGTCAAATCAGACAAGAAAGATTCGTTGTCGATTGGGTTACCATCAGGACCAATTAACTTACCAGCACCTTCAGTTGCGAAACCAGACATAATGATAAGAACTTTTCTATAATCTGATTCAGAATATGCAGATGCTTCCAAATTCAAAGTTGATGCATTCCATGCTGCAGTTACTGCAACAGCAGTGATTGCAGAATACTCACCTTTAGAATAATCAAACAAACCTGGTGGGTCTAACGCTGGTTCATTACCTTCATAAAATCTATCATAAAGGTCTCTACCGTTGTTATAATTATAACCACTATTTGGAGTTTGTCCTTCAGCAGCATTTGGTGAGCCATATGGTGCATAGTGTTGAGTTGTACCATCTTGATACGCCTGAATGTTAGGTACAAAGTAGAACAATTTACCAATAGGTAAGTTCATTGCTTGTACTGAAACGATGTCATTCGCCAACAACTTAGAGAAAACTCTTCTGATGATTGGAAATACTACAGTTTCGAAAGAACCTGTATCAGATGTTGATGATGCTTCGTTAATAAGGTGAGAAGCTTGGTTCTCATAAAGCTGTGCTACGTTCTCTTTCATGTGACCCTTAAGTCCCTCAAGGAAACCAAGGTTGTCCCATTTGTTGATTGTGTCTTCTTTGATAACTTTAAGGTGCTTAAGACCAATGTTACCAACAAGACCGGATTCTAATAATGCTCCCATTTTTGTTAATTTTTATTTTATTTTTATTTATTTAACTAATCTTACTCATCAAGTCCTTAATTCTTAAGAATTGAGGAGCTTCATAAGTTTTACTTTCGATTAGAGTTGTTGAAGAACCTGTTTGAACTGTTTTATTTAGTTTTGTATTAACAGATTCCGTCAACGATTTTGTTTCAGTCTTATTCAACTCTTCTTTAATAGTTTTATAAAGACCTTTTGATTCTTTCAAAGATTCAACTGTGTCAAATCTTCTCAAAATGTTTATTTTTTCTTTTTTAGTTGTTGAGTGTTCAGTGAAAAGTCTTGTGGCGTATGCAAGATTTGAATTAAAAATTGCAACTTCGTTAAGTTTTTCTCTAAAAATATTCAGAGCCTTTCTGTACTCTTCATTCTTTTCTCTCAAAGAACTAACTTCTGCTTCTAATGACTCGAAAGCTAAGTTTCTATTAGGCGTAACTCCTTTTCTAAGACCTCTTGATTTGTCTTTAGAACCGAAAGCATAAGTACGTGCCGCCTCTTTTGTTTCAGTCTTTTTAACTACTTTGTTAGTTCCACCCATGTTTTCACCTTTTTTGTATTCGAACTTAGGTTTTCCTGTGCCCATAGTTTTTTGGCCTTCTTTTTTGTCCTCATCAAAACCACCTGATGTTTTTTTGTATGAAAACTTGGCTTTACCAGTTCCAACACCTTTAGGTTTAACAGACATTTTACCTTCTTTGGTTTCAGATTTTTTAGACTTTTTGTGATGATAAGATTCATGAACATCGTCCATTTCTTCGTCCATTTCTTCTTCGTCCATTTCTTCTTCGTCCATTTCTTCTTCGTCCATTTCTTCTTCCATTTCTTCGTCAATGTCAGAATCAGAATCTTCATTAAATTCTATTTCATAAACAATTTCATCTTCTTCAGTTTCATATTCATCAGAATTAAAATCGTTATTTTTAGGTTCGAAAATGCTGTCAATTACTGCTTGAGTCTGTTTGTCGGACATTTCTTCATTATATTCCATACTTTCGTAATTTTCTTCCATTGATTCTCCGAGTTTGATTAGATATTCTACATCAGAATTGTTATCAACAAGATGAACGTCATTATCATCTTTTTTTATGATAATACCGTCTTCTTCATCCATTGACTTGAAAACTTTAAGTAAAAAATCATCATCTTCGATGTCAGACAAATCAATTGGTTCATCCAAAGACATGTCATCCATAGAATCTTCCATATCCATATCGTCTGATGGAACACCAGTTTCGATACCTTCAATAGATGAATTAGAATCAACTTCTATTTCATTATCAGCATCATCGTCGATGTCAACATCGTCAACTTCTGCGTCTACTTCTATCTCATCTTGTTCAGAAAGAGATTCTTTTACTAATTGTCCGATTTCTTCCTTCATTGTAGAAGCAAGTATTCCTTTTGCATTTTCTGTAATAGCCTCTTCAACATTTTTCATTTGAATTAGGGCTTCTTCAACAAGATTCTTATTTTCTTGCATAGTAGTATTATTTTATTCAATAAATAGTGTGATAATTGAAAAAAGTTAAAAAAAAATAATACGACCGTTAATAAAGAATAAAATAAAAAAAGGTGGTCGTTATGACCACCTTTTTTTATTCTTCGATAACTTCATCGATTTTACTCTCAGAAACCGCGGTTATTCTCCATTCATAAGAGAAACTTTGGTAAACTTTGGTAACCTTAGCTTCCACATCGGTAACTGAATAACCTTTAACTAGTTTCTCTTCTCTAATCTTTTTTATTTTACCCGTATTGTCATCGGGCAAATCGTAGCTGATTTTTGCTACAAAATACTTTTCGTCCATTTGTATTATTTTCCTAAATAATCGGATAATTTTTTCATCAAATCAATAGAATGACTCATATCACCAGAAGAAACTGTTTTAATCTTTTTTTCTTCTTCTAATTTCTCATCGTATTTATCCCTATCATTAACATCATCAAAAAGATAAGCGCCAGGAGTAGATGGAGAATGAACAATATCAAAACATAGTAGTTCATAGTCACCTTGAACTTCATTTCTTTCTCCCACCTTTTTTAGTGTTCCAACTCCCCTTGATGATATACCTAAAGTAACCCCTTGTCTTAATAAGTTGGCCGCTTGGTCTCCCTTTGTTGATACAATACCTCTTTCATGAAACCCTGGTGAAGTTAACATCTTTAACTTACCCATGAGTATATTTTTGTCCCACCATATGTCTGTGATTATGTGAGAAACTCTGTCTAAGTCAATAAGAGAAGATTCAGGATGGTTTAATTCTGACGTGGCTAATCCTTTTTTTATTAATGATTTATATTTTTCTGCTTCTCTTTTTAATATTTGCTCAGGGTACCATCGTCCGTTTCTATTTGCAGTATCATATTTTTGCAGTATTGCATAAAACTCAAATGGATTTCTATAGTCAACTTCCTTACCTTCTGTTAGCGATTTAAGATTGAGTTCATATGTTGGAGATATTACACCAGCATCCATTTCAACAAGGATACCGTGTCCTATTTCATGTCCTTCTAAAATTCTAAGTTTTTCCATTAAATCTTTTAAGATAAATAGTATGATAAATGAATAGTTACTATTTTCATTTTTTGGTTAATGAAAATTCAAAATAAGAATTATTATTAAGATTAGTATGGTTTATATTTTTTACTATTTTTTTTATAGAGTCTTTCAAATTGTTAGACTTAAAATCTAACTCTTTTTCTAAAAATAAATTGATTTCTAAGTTGAAGAAAGATTTTTTACCTGAAGATATTCCACTTGTTCTCAAATCCAAGTCAACTATCGAATTCTTAATAAAAATTGTCTCATCTATTGAATCATACACCGTATGTTTTAATTCTCTACTTAAATTACAAACTACTCTATTCCAATTTTCTAACTCTACTTTAGGAGACGCCCATGATTGTATGTTTATGTATAAAGACTTTAAGTTTTTGGAATCTACTGTACCATACACCGATTTAAATGAATTTGACAAATTCATCTTCACACTTTTTCCTTTTTTCATTAATTTTCACGTTACAGATAAGTTTATTTTCAATAAACATAAGATATAATAGGTTTATAGTCAAAAAAATATAAATAACGATATATTTGTAATATATGTTGATAATAGAAATAAAAGGTAATGAAAGTATTGACAGAGCTCTGAAAGTTCTTAAATCAAAAGTGATTAAAACTAAACAGCAACAAATTCTATTCGAAAGAAAAGAATTTGTAAAAAAGTCAGTAGTAAAGAGAAAACAAATGCTTAAGGCTCAGTACACACAGAAAATTAAAAATTCTTAAATAGACTCAGTTAATTTTTTTAGTCTTAAAAAATTAATTTGACTAAACTTATCCTCGTTTATTTTAAGAATTGTTTCTTCGAGCCTTTTCTTTGTTTCGTCGTCGTCCTCATTCTCCATTATGGGATTGAGTTTTTCTAGTGCAATTTGTTTTAGTGAATTGAATTTGGATTCTAATTCAGTAGAATCTTCTTTTATAATTTCAAACAAATCTTTTTTGGATGCTTCATCTAAATTATCCAAATAGGATTGGACTGTTTGGTTAGCAATTTTAACCATACTCGTTATTGGTATGTTAATAACAGATTCTGTAAGTTTTTTGTTTTCTTGTATTTTGTTTACAATCGTTTTTTTCATCTGCACCCTTTCGTTCAAACTTACATGAATTCCATCGTAAACTAGTTCATCAATAAACTTATATTTGTTTTTTACCGAAGATTCCCCAATAATTTTTGGTAATTTTACTTTTGGCAAAATACTTCTAATTAAAGTAATTCCTTCTGACAAATATTCTTTTGCATCTTCTTCTGATAAACCTTGTGGGGTAGACAAATCATCATATAAAGAATATAATTTTGATAAATTTGTATTATTCAAAATATTATGTTTGAATTCATTTATTGATTTCTTAAATGATTTCTCATCTTTATAAGACTCTAAAAGATTTTCTTCTATGATAGATTTTATTAACCCGAATGTCATAATTTGTATATTTTAATTAATAAATATTAGTCACCCAATAACTTATTCAATTCTTCTTCAATTTCTTTCAAAGATTCCTGGCCTGTATCCATTCTTATAAAATGCGAACCATCCAAAACACTATTTTCGACTAAAATATTCAGTCTGTTTATTCTAGATTCAGGAGTAACTGCTGCAGGTTCTGCCTCACCACCAGAAGGTGGTTCAGACGCCGATGGTTCTCCAAAGGCAGACGGTTCAGGACTTGAGAACGATTCCATTCCTTCAGGACTTGGTTCACTTCCTGATGCTGCAGGTTGCGTACCCCCACTCATACCACCATAAAGTTTGTCGATATTATCAAATATACCTGTTTTAGTAATTACTGTTGGTGTTTGTTTAAGTTCTTCACCTATAGCTCTTTCAAGTCTCTGTTGCATTAAATCTATCCTAATTTCCTCATCAGAAAAATTAAATATATGCTTTTTAGCCCAAGTAGATGAAGTTGCCTGTATACCATTTCCAGGGTCTGAGACTAAATCTTTATATAATAATATTTTTTCTTTATAAACATCAATCTTTAACAAATCCGCCTGAGTAGAAGGGTTTGTTAATCCAAGTTGGAAGTTATCAATCTCATCTTCAAATCCTAGTAAGAATAGATGTATAATTGCAATTTTATTCATTTCTTGCAACATACTTTTTTGTATTCTATTGATTGTCCTTGCAAAACGAATGTCCTGTAAGGATAAATTTTTACCATCTCCAACAACCTCTTCAAATCCCAAGAATGCTTTAGGAACCCTTAATGCGGTTAATAGTTTTTTCTGAATATATTCAATATCGGCAATCTCAGATAAGTTTTGTGCACCAGCCAAAGTTTCAATAGGGCTTGGAGTTGCAGGGTCTCTAACAGGAATGAAATAATCTTGGTCTACTGCCATCTGATTAAATCTCAAATCCACATTACCTGTTTTTTGGTCAACAACTTGTTGTCTTTTGAACTTATCAGCAACACGATTCACATATGCTTCCACATCATCGTCATTCATGTTTCCAACAAAAACCTTAAAAACCCTTCTCTCAGGTGCTCTTGATGTTCTATAAATCATCATCGCATCTTCAGATAATAAAAGTTGTTTCCAAATCCTTCTGGCTTTTTCTAACATTGATGTCCCATAAGGAAGTTTTCTATCATCACCTAATAACCTAAAGTGCGCAATTTCCCACGTTTGGAACGTCATGTTTTTTTGTTTCCATTCAAAAGTCAAAGCCTTTTTCGCTTCTTCTTGTCCCAAATTAACGGGAACTTTATCGGAAATACCGACCTCATGTCTTACAATTTCAATATTCGGCAATTGTTGACAACCAACAACGCCCTTTTCAGGGTCTAATTTCAAATAAACAAAATTATCACCATACTTACATGTGTTTCTTGTCCACATAGGTAAGTTTGTATTGATATCTAATGAGTTATTAAAAAGGTCAGCAAGAACTGATTTTATTCTTTTAGATTCAGAATATATTTGTAGCATAAACCCATCTTCATTTACTGTTGTGGATTCTTCAGAATATATATCTAATGCCGCAGATATCTCTGGTGTATATTCCATAGATTCATAGTCATATACTGCGGACAACCTTGTTGGTTCATAATAAACTGCTTGAGAATAAAGATTGTTTTCGATTTTAGACCATTGACTGGCCAAAAAGAAAGTTTGTTTGGCTTGGAGTTTTTCTTTCTCGTATTCTGCCTTATCCTGAGTTCTTAATAATTCTTTTTTATCAAATTTGAAGTTGGGATAATCTTGCCCCAATAAAGAATTTGGCCCGAAGGTTTTACCTAGTCTCTGCCATATAGTTAAGTTATTATCAGCCATATTGTAATTTTACGTTTAAGTCTTGATAATATAAATAGTTGGCATCAATAGAACAACCACCTATATTTTTGATAATCACTTTTACTAGGACCTTCGTTTGGAAAAAACTGCCTTTTATCGTTTGTTTGTGGGATTAACGGATTAAAAAATTGTGATGAGTTTTTATTCTCATTTACAGATGTTGACCACGAATCAATCATTGCCTTCGTATGATTTAGATTCTTGGTTAATTGTTGAAAGGATTTTTCTGCAACATATGTTGCCATCGAAATACCCATAATGCAGTCATCATGATGACCTTTTTGATGGTCAGGCCTACCATTAATGTATATGAAAGTATTCATCTCATTATACAATCTATGAGACCTAACTTTGAAACCATGTCTAACAGATTCTTCAAAAGATGCAATTATCTGAACCCTTTTGCTATTGAAGTTTATACCGGGTATTCTTTCATTTATTTTTGGGTCCCACTTCCATTTATTCGTTGTTTCAATATTATCAACATATAAATTCTTATAATTTAACTCTTGCATTTTTCTGGCAGTTGAAACTCCCATACCTCCAGTTAAATCAATAACACAAAACGCGTCATACATTGTACCCCACTTATATGCAATCTCAGCAACAACATCAGGGGGAACTTTTGCAACATATTCCAACACCTGTTCCTGTTCATCAAAGTCTATTATTTCAATACACGAAAAATCTTCAGAATCTCCTCTTGAGACATCGACACCCATAACATATTTATGTCCGACCACAGGTTCTTTCCAAATCCACAATGCTCCGCCCATTAACTTTGCCCCAGGTTCCTGTAAAGTATTTTTTGATATATTTTGTAGAACATCAGATTCAAATACATTATCACCAGAACCCAAGAAGTTACACTCTAATTCCTGTGCAACTTTTCTTCTATCGAATTTTAGTTTCTTAACCATACCTTCAAACCAAGATGAACTTGGTTTGTATCCATTCTTAATGTAATCGTCAACAATTTTATGGTCTCTTTCGTATGGTTTATCTGTCGATAAATCTATAATATCGCTACTTGAGTATTCTTCACGATTAAGTAAAAAATGAACCAAGTCATTTGTTTTTACCATATACAAATCTTTGGTATAACGAGGGTCTCTATACCAGAACATTTCCGATATCTTAAACTCGTTCATACCTCTTAAAGATTGGTCATATATTTCATAATATATTTGGTCATATCCATTGGGAGTGGATACAACAATAACCTTACCACCTGTAGAAAGTGAGGCCATACAAGCCGCCCAAAAATCAGAATCGGCCTCAATGTATGCCGCCTCATCAAATACAAGTATGGTTGGGGTGTATCCACGGAGAGCGTCCTTTGATGTTGCAACGGCTTTAACCTCACAACCATTGGTCAACTTGAAATGTCTTTGAGAGTTTTTTTCTTGTGAAAATCCAACACCGACCCATTGAGGCCATTGTTCTGTAAACCCTCTAATCTTATTAGCCATCTCAACAGCGGTATCGAGTTTGTTGGCGATTATTAGTATTTTTTCAGGTTTGGTTTTTTTTGCAAAAACTAATTTCTTAGATGCCCATGCCGCAGTCACGGTAGATACTCCGGCCTGTCTGTATTTCAGAGCAATGTTTTCATTATACTTTTCATAGTCCTCAATAAGACTTTCTTGGTCAGGAAATAAGTCTAACGGAACATATTTTGATACCGTATTATCGTATGTCTGTAAATAAGTACGAAGTGCATATGGAGTATTTCTCATGCACTTCGTAACTTCTATTATTAATTGTTCTTTTGTCAAAATTAATCTTCTCTTGAAATGCCCATGCTAGATAGGAAATCATCGAAGTCGTCATCGTTCAAATCGTCAGAGTCTGAAGAACTACCTTGCTGTTTTTTGTATTCCTCATATTCCTCTTTAAGTCTTTGAGCTTCTTTCATAATTTCTTCAAATCTAGCAGTTGCTCTTTTATTTTTTGATTCGTCCTTATCAATTACATCGGCCATAATTCCTAAAAATTCTTTTGGCTCTATTTTGAATAATTCTATTTCAAACCAATTTATAAGACCTTTGTTTTCAGGTTTGAAAATAGCATCAGGCATTGCCATTCTGAATTTTTCCTGCATTCCTGGACCTATCCTTAATTGCATTGGTTCGTTTGATAGTAAGTCAGTTTGACCCATTACTTTTTGTGCCATTTCGGTATCCTGAGGGAGTCCGTATCTTGCATTGACTTCCTTTATACCTTTAATAATTTCATGACAAAGTATTGGAAAAATCAAACCAAACGCTTTAATTGTAGTGTCAGGACTTTCTTCTCCACCCTCTTCTTCATCTTCAGGGTCTCCACCGTTACTATCTAATTCAACTTTACCAGCAACACCTTGTCCTGTCTGACTCATCATTTCAATCATTTGTTCCATTGTGAAATAGAAAAAATCATTGATTGCCATAATTTTATTGTAAAGTGGAAATAATTGAGGGTCGATAGAATCTAATTCTTCTCTGACCTCAGGTTTTCTAAAAACATAATGTCCCTTTTTTGCCGCCCCTTGTATAAGAGCATTAATCATATTTCTTTTATGTTTCTCCAATTCCAATTCCTCTTGAGGCGTTAAATCTTCGATATTAAATGATTGGAATTTCAATTGTTCTTTTTTATCTTCTTCCTCTTCATCATCCTCTTCTTCTGGTTGATATCTGAAATTAGAAGTATCAATTGGAGCTTCGTTCAAATACATTTCGAGATTAACCCAAGACTCATCAAATTCAGTTTCATCAAAACTTACTTTTTTTGCAAGTTCTTTTAGTTCTTGTTTGTGTCTACTCTCACGACTCATAACATCACGAGTTGCATTCATCATTTCACCCATCAACATTTGCTTAACGTGGTTTGGAGACAAATCTTCAATACCAGTAACTTGCTTTAAGGCATCAACAACGTCACCAAATCTTTGAGATACTAATCTCTGAACATCTTCAGAACCTTTTCTCATTGCAGGATTAGAAGAGTAGATGTCTTCACCAGACCTTAGTTTTCTTTCAAGATTTGGGTCCATTCTTTCTCTTCTTCCACCATAATCTATTTGTTCTTTTATTTTTTTCATTTTCTTAACATTTTCATTATAGTATCGATTATTTTTTCCTTCGCTTCTTCTGGTTCTATCCTATTCGCCTTAGGTGCGGGATTAGTATTTGGGTTAGGATTTTTTCCAGGATGTACAGGTGTTTTGGTTGGTTTCGGAGGAGTTTTTGTTCCTGGATTTGTTTTAGGATTAACTTTAGGTTTTGATGGAGCAACTGCGGGAGAATCTTCAGAAACTTCCTTATTTGATTTTTTTGCTTTAGGTGAAGGATTAGTATTTGGGTTAGGATTTTTTCCAGGATGTACAGGTGTTTTGGTTGGTTTTGGTGGGGTTTTTGTTCCAGGCTTTACTTTAGGTTCTTTTACAGGTGCAACGGCTGGTTCCGATTCAGACAAATACTTCACCAAATCCTTTTTTGTGATTTTTGGTGGAAGGTGAGTTTCTAATAATTCCATAATCTTATTTTCTATTGACGAAGTTAAGGAATTATTGTTTTCGTCCAAAGATTTTTTTACATCACGAACACATCTTTCAAATTTTGCGTTTTTCTTCGGACCTAGTTTTGCGTGACATATTGCCCATGGGGTTTGTTTGTCTTTATTCTTTTTCGCTTCAGACATTTCACCCTCTTTTGTAATTGTGATTCCACCATCAGGATTCATTTTAACCGAACTTCCGCCAGGAACTGTTTTACCTTTAATTTCAGATGCGCTATAGGTTGTTTGTGTCGCATTTTTTGTTACCGCTTCTTTTGTTTCTTTTTGTTTTGAAAATAGTTTCTCGTGAAGTTTTGAAACTTGTGATTCGCTAAGATTAACCGCAGTTTTAACAGGTAATCCACTTTTTACAAGTTCAAACAATTTTATATTATTTTTCATATATTACTTTTTTTTCGAATTCGAGAATTAAATCTCTTTCGTAAAGTTTATTTTTTATATTTTCTTCAGTTTCACCGAACCTAAATACTAATCTTTTTGTTTGATTATACATGTCTGATTCCCAAGCCAAAGACACAACATCATCGAGAGCGTCAGTCATACAAAAGAAATCGGAGTTTTGTATCAACTCCAATTTTATATCGGTGTTTTTCAAAACTCCTACTTTTTTAACATGTTCCAAACTTGGTGGTTGAGGATAACTACCACAAGGATTTGAATCCCATCCTTCGCCCCAAACATCTAATTCTTCAGAAAAAATGAATTCATAGATGTTGTCTCCTTTATAGTTAGGTCCTAAACCATTAACATATATCAAATAACTCATAGTATTAATCCTTCAGGTGTTATTTTTCTTTTACCATTTTTATTCTCAAAAATCAAGTTTGACTTATTAGTTTTACCTACAAATTTGTAACTATGATTTTCTTCTAAAAACTTGATACTAGATAACTCCTGTTCGATTGATTCACTGTGTCTTCTTATCTCACTGAATGTCTTTTCTCTACGTTTATTTTCGTTTATTTCATTTTTAATCTTTTCTGAACTTGTAAGTTCAAAATAATTTGAAATAACCTTATCTATTTTTGATTCACCAAATATACTATCATATATTGAAGAATATTCTTCCATTTCAGATTCAACAGGAACATCCATATCTGTTTGAATATCTTCTACTTCACTATCACCTGTAATATCTTCATCATCCGAAGGTTCCATTCCCATATCGTCGTCAGTCATGTCCATGTCCTCATCTGACTCAAACTTTGAAAGAACATCTTCTTTATCTTCTTCAGATAAATTAGTTAAATCAAGCGAAGACAACACCATATTAATAACGTATTTAATATTCTCAGATGTTAATCCTTTTTCACTTTCATATTCTCTGATTTTTTGTGTAAGTTTTCCTGTCAATTTTTGTATTGATTTGAATGTAACTTCTTCTTCAGAACCTGATGGTTCTGATTCTACACCCATTTCATCATCCACCGGCATATCATCTATTGGCATATCGTCTGACGGCATTTCAGAATCACCATCACCTGACTCAGGAGATGGTGGAAGTTCTGGTGAAGGAACTGGTGGAGGTTCTGCAGGAGGAGCTGCAGGTGCAGGAACATCATCCATTGCAGGTTTTGGTGTTTTTAGAACAAACTTCTTTTGCTCACCAAACAAACTAATACCTTCATCATTCTCATTTAATCTATTTAACTCTTTTGCCATCAAGTTAAGTCTTTTCAATGCCTGAGAATAAGATGAAAAATATTTTCTATTTTTCATAGGTTCAATGTAATCTGTTTGTGATTCAGAAATTGTTTTCTTAATAATATATCCTGATTTTTCTTTAACTATTTGATACTGATTTCCATCAGACAAACCGATTGAATATTCCGTTGAAGAAATATCTTTAGAATTTGAAGGTGGTGCTTCGTTGTATCTAGCAATCTCCATAATTCTTTTAATCTTTTCTTGTCCTGTTAATTTTTCGCTTCCTATTGGTTTCAAATCTGCCATTTTATAGTAATTTAATTATTTTAGTTATTTAATCCGTTTACACCGCCTAAAGTTATTGAACTCAAGTCTATAACGGTTAATCTTCTTTCTGGTTGATAATTTATCGGATGTGGAACATTTCCATATTGTGCTGTCCAACTACCTCCGCTAAATGAACCGAATATTTCATTTGTATAATCATATTGAACATTGACATCCAAAACACCAAAAGGTGTTGATGATGGTGTATATGTTGGAGTTACTGAAGGTGTTATTGTAGGAGTTATCGAAGGTGTTGGTGTAATAGTTGATGTTACGGTTGGAGTTTGAGTGTTTGTTGGAGTAATTGATGGAGTAGGTGTATTTGTTGATGTTATGGTTGGTGTTACTGTTGGAGTTGGTGTATTTGTTGGTGTTACGGTTGGAGTTAAGGTTGGAGTTAAGGTTGGAGTTGGTGTTGGTGTTGGGGATGGTTCAGGTTCAACAGTCAAAAATATTGAATCTGGAACTGTATCAGTAGTATATGTTATCGCATAGTTTCCTGGAGTTAAATCCAACGAAGTTATTGTTTGTCCTGTAAATGTTATTGTAAAATTTAAAACTTGTGAACTAGTGTACCCTGATGGTAATTTTATTCCTGGTGCACTATCTATACTAAAGACATCTCCTGTTGAAGAATCTGCATAAACAGTTGAGGTTGTACTTCTAAAGTCAAAAGAATTTCCTGTTGCGTTCATAATAAAATATGAACACAATTGCTCACCCTCAGGACTTGCAAAGTTAATCAAATCATCAGACACTGAACCTGAGTAAGTCGTACAACTACTGTTGTCAAAAAGACCTGTGGTATCTATTGTGCCTGACCCAGAAAAAATCACGTCATTACCAACCTGACGAGCAATTATATTTACTGCCATTTATTTTTTTCTTTATAAATATATGTTGATTACTAATTATTTAATAATATCTAACAATTAGAACTTAATAC